AGCAGTTTCTTTTTGAAATAGAGGCCGGACTGACCGGTATGCGCTTTCGTCGGCGTCTTGCGAAGTCGGGTAAAGAAATAGCTCGCTCCACCGGAGGACATATCCGCTTTGGGCGACATGCCGCCCGGCTTGATACCGATTCGCATCTTTTCAACCGTGGATATCATTGCCCCGTTGTGCCCCAAAGCCGTCTCAACAAAATCCGTCAGATCAGCGCCGTTGGTCAGTGTGTGGCGAAGGGAATATCCTTTGAGTTCTCGATCAAGATCAGCATCGGAAATATCAAAGCGCATCTGGACCCGACGCCCAGCGCCAGTGAATCGCCCTCGCGTGGAATGCTGAAAACTGCCGAATGGATCGTAATGGGGCAGCTTCCTCACATCGTCCACACCCAGTTCCTCGTTCCAGAACTGGCGCAATATTTTCACTTGCCCTTGCTTGGTCTTCATGCCCTCCGACTTTTTCAGCGCCCGCTTAAATCGCGGCGAATGATCGATATTCTGAATGTATGCTTGCTTCTGAAGCATCATAATCTCCGCGTCCTCTATGGTCGCCGGTGTTGCATTCAGGCTCAAACGCTCAATCTTCTCAAGGGCTTTCTCGATTGCATCGGGTGAACAGACGCCATCGATCCGAATTTCCAATTCCCCGGCTGACGCATAGATGTTCTTGTTTCCTTTCCAGGGGCGATAAAGGGCGGTCACCCCATCCTCGAACTCGATCTCATATTGCACGCCATCCGGCATCGCATGTCCAAAGACAGATCGCAGATCACGCTCCGACCCGTCAGTGATGATTTCGCCAGCCACATTGCTGCGCTTTTGCATCACGACCTTGCTCTTGCGAACCACCATGCCTGCCGGCTTTTTCGTTTTCGGAACGGCAGGGGATTTTTTTCGCCGGTATTGCTTGTAAAGCGAGACTTTCGAGGCCTTCTTGCCGGCCTCTGCTTTTTCGAACACATCGAGCACTTCGTCGATCTTGCCCAAATACCCCTCACACATGGCGCGGACTTCCGGGTCGCCGGTCTTTTTCATCAGGGCTCGTAGCTTGGGCTGGAGCTTTCTGACATCTTCCAGAGTGGATTTGTTGAAGCCACTGTCGCCCATGTGATGGTTCACGGTCTTCACACCCGACAGGATCGTGTCGTAAAACTCATCTTCGCCAAGCTCATCACCGACTCGCGAGACGACCGTTTTCTTTTTCGCGGGACCGGCCTTGGCGATGGCGTCCAGTATCTTCTGTTCATATTCCGGGCGCACCTTCAACTGCACCACGGTCTGATGTCCCTGGACCTTCTTTCCCTTTTTGATCGTCTGCTGGAATACTAGAGCGTTCTGATCCTCGATTTGGTCTACGTCGATGGGGATGGACTTGCCCTGCCAACCGGATTCAGCAGCTTCGCGCACCATTTCCTCTTCGTACTTGGAAAGCCGCTTGGCGGTTTTGGCCGCTTTCTTTTCAAACGAGAATCCAGGCAATCCACGTTTCTTTGCCATCTGATCATAGAACTTCTCGAAGTCGGCGCGGACACTGTTCTTCCGCTCCAGAGCCATCTGGTAAAATGCCTCTCGCTTCATCTTGCTGCGGGCGAACCGCCGCTCGGCATACGGTCGAAGCAGATCAAGGAACTGGTCGTCCGGTATGGCCTCAACGCGCTCAATGTATTTGAGGGTGGACTGCAAATCCATCTGGATTTTGCTCTCGGAAAATGCGCGCATGATGGTGTTGTAATAGGGCTCGGAAGCACCGTGTGGCCGGTTCGGATGGTAGGCGATACTGAGCCGATCATCGCCGAGAAATTTAAAACACTGACCCTTGTCTATCGCGTTCACGCGACCGTTCTGTCCACGCAGAAAGTTTTCCCAGTGTCCGTCGTGATTGGAGATGAGCCAGTCGATCACGTGCTCGCGCTGTATCTGTCCAATTTCCTCCGGCAACAGTTTTGATGGGTCGATCCCCTTGAAATCCTTTTTCGCTTTTAGCTTGGGCACCATGCGCTGAATGGAGCCAAGTTCGCCGTCCAGCTTGATGACTCGCACTTCCACCGCATCCGGATCAACCAGGCGACCGATGCGATAAGCCACTTCGTCGCCGTGGGCGCGGAAATCTTCGGAGATCGGTTTGAACAGCCACTGCTTGCCCTGGTCGTCGTCGTAAACGTACTTGCGATGGGCGCCGCCAAGCTCGCTGCGAACCTCGCGCCGATTCTTGAATGGTTTTCTTGCGCTAATCTTTTCCCACGTAGCGTCAACATCCGAAAAATGATCATCGGGCGAAACGACCTTCGTCGGATTTTTAGGAGGTGGGAGAGTTTCGGGTATTTCCACCGGCTTGGAGACCGGTGCCTTTTTCGCCTTCGGAACGACCGACTTCTTCTTGCCGCCGTGCTTTTGCGCCCACTTGGCCCATTTTGCTTCGACGGCATCATTGATCTTCGCAAGTTCGCTTTCGTCAAAGACCGTAAATCTGGCGACAAGCTCTTTTTTGTTGTGCCACTGGTAATGCTTGATCTTGGACTGCTGGGCCAGCTTCTTCAGGTCGCCCAGGGACATCCCCGTTATCTGGGCATCCCAGGCCGCTTTCTTTTGCGACATGGACAGAGCGAGGGAGCCGATATCGTCGGCGTACATATACTTTGCTTTTTCCGCAATCGTATCGGTGGCCTTTTTGATTGAATCTAGAAACGCTTGGAATTGAGTTGGATCATCCGGCAGGACCACCGCATTGAGCGCCTTGACCAAATCGTCCTTGTGCTTGGCCGCTTCCTCGACAGCCTGCACCGCCGTTTTGTCGATGGACAGGGCTTTTTGCAGGTCGTCGATCAGCATGCTCTTCGGCTTTAGTTTTCCGATTTTGAATTGCTTGATTTTGAGTTGCAGTTCCTTGCCCTTGAGCATGAAGTGGGGTTTGGGCGGATTTGGATCGAGTTTTTCCAGTTCCGCGATGAAATGCTTTTTTGTCTTGGCGATGGAGATGCCGTTTTTCAGGCATTCGTTTTGAAGCTCCTTTACGGTCATGGAAGCAAAATCCGGCAATGCCGCCGCTTCCTGGATGATCGCCCCATGCGCTGCGTCCCACTGCTTGAGCAGGGCGACCAAGTCATCCTTCGTGCAGGTCTTGCCGATGCCGAAAAGTTTGACCTCCTGCATGATCTCCTTGGAGGTCCAGGTCGAAAAATTCACGCCGGGGGTTTTCTGTCCCAGCAGCTTGATAAAATCGGCCTTTGTCCGGTAGATCGAAATGCCGCGCTTTTTGCACTGGGCCTGCAACTGCTTTTGGGTCAGCGAATCGTAATCGCCCTGTTTGACCGCTTTATTGGTTTTCGCCAGTTCCGATTTGTGCGCACCGGCGGCGTCATGAACCTGCTGCGGAGTCATGATGCAGGAACCCTGTGAATCAGCGGGACCGGCCATTGCGGTGAGCTTCAGAGATGCAGCTTTGCAGGTCCGGATCGGGACTGCCTGACACGAACATCTGCAATTTGGGTGATTCGGGATAGGTGGAAACTTATCGACCGGAAACACTTTTCCGGCCAGTTCCAAGCATATCGGACACAGCCGCTCGTCGTGAGCGACCATCCACCGGACCTGCCGCACACCCACCGTATCGTAGAACTTGAGTCGCCCCTGGTTATGAGCCCGAAGTGTTTCTGTGCGGGCAATTAGTTCTATGCGTTTTTGTGCCGTGGCGAACACGGTCTTGCCAGCTTTTTTGAAAGCCTCCTTGTCAATGATTACCGAGCCGATGTCGCGGGCGACCTGGGGGATGGACTTGCCCGCCGCAATCCCGACCGCGATGGAGTTTTTAATACCGTCGAGAAGTTCCGATGAAACCTGCCCGACCAGCTGCATGTCAAAGCGCACCAGGAAATCCAGCGCACTTTTGTCCATGAGAGAAAAGGCGCTCTTCGCCAGATGCTTTGCTGATTCGTGGGTGAGCGTATCGTAACCGGGCAGACCGTGGACTTTGAGTTCCAGTGCGCCTTCGGCCATACCGTCGAGGTGCGTTTCGCGGGCAGCCTGTTTGAGCAGAGTGGAGTGTTCGGACTTGAGCGCCTTGATCGAATCATCGATCCGCTCATGAAGTGCGGTCAGGCGAACCCGATTAATCTTCTGCCCTGGCGTAAGCGATCCCAGGTCGGCATACCGGAGCAGATCGGTCTTGACCCTTTTTTCCGCCTCGCGCAGAGAGGTGACCATGGATGCGGCCTGCTTTTCGACATAGAGATCGCGAGCGGAAAAGGATTTCTCGACCGCCTGTTTTATTCGTTCGGCCTGATCGAGAGCGAGTGCTTCCATCTATGCAACCTTGCCCCGGAAGAATCGACAGGCCGAATCGTGGAACGTGGCTTCGCGTTCAAGCACCCGACATTTGTTGGCGTCCTCATCGAAATGCACACACTCGTTGCAGGCGTCGTCGGAGGATCGAACCTTTGACGCGGCCTCGGAATACATGGCATCCACCGCTTGTTCTTCTTCCTGGTCGATGGCATCGTCCTCGGTGTTTTCCCCCAGCCCCAGCAGCTTGCGGGCTGTGCCGCTGCTCATGATCCCAAGCTGCACCAGTGCGGTCACATCCTTGATGTCCCAGTTCATATCGACCAGGCGCTGCTCCTTTGCGCGGTTGGACGACTCCACCTCGGGATTAAGGTCCATTTTTTCTTGCAGGGTGTTCTTGGAAATGAGGTTGCGGTCATACAGGTCGATCAGGAGTTTTTTCTGGTCCACCTCGTTTTGCAGGTCGAGATCGGAAAAAGCGTAATCGATATCGGCTTCGATGCCCTTCAGGTCTTTCCACTCGGCGAATATCCAGTTGAGAATTCGCCGCGCAGCCTGCTTGATCTCCTTGAGCATGATGATCATTTTTTGCATCGAGACACTGGCCGTGGCGAAGTTGGGACCGTCGCCGGTGACGATGCTGCGCGCCATGCCCAGGGCGATGAGGATGTCCTCTTTGATTTCTTTGACCTTACGTTCGGTATTGAGGACTGACCCTTGAGTTCCATAGGTTTCAGCCTTCACGTAGAACGGCACAACCAGTCCGCTTTTCATGTCCATTTTGTTGATCTCGTTGCGGATGGTTTCCAGCATCTTTTTATTGGGCATGATCACCTTGTCACCGTAGTGCCCACCGACGTGAATGAACCGCATCGGCGTGGTCCACCGCTTGGCGATGGCGCGTTCCGCTTTTCTGAAATCCCGCAACAGTTCGATGGACTCAAAGGCCGGAAGCACCAAGCTGTTGCCGCGAGGTGAAAACTCCGGAGCGTTCCATTTGATGTGAACCATCTGATCCAGAGCAAGGGACACGCCGTCGCTGGTATGGTCATACGAACCATCGCGCATTTCTTTCTTCTGCTTGGCCTCGACCAGCGCGCCGTTTTCAAACTTCAGCTTCACCGATATCGGGTTGATGCAGACCAGGTTGTCGATATCGTCGCCGCCCTCATTGCGCCGCAAGTAACCAGTGCAATCGCCTTTGACGAGCAGCTGGAGGATCATGTCCTTTACGAAGCTGTTGACATTCAACCTGCGGGAAAGCTCGCGAGCCTTCTTCTTCGTTTCTTCATCCTCGCTGGTCATTCCGATCTCATCGCCCAGGGCGAACACCCGCCAGGAGTTGATCGTGTTGGAAACGATGGGTTCTTCGAGATAGAACTCCCAGGCCCGGGCCGCGCGTTCATGCCATTCACGGGGGATGGTCTCGGTTACGCCCTGCTTTTCAAAGACGTTCGGGGCCAGCGCCGCCGCCGCACCCATCTGAGCCGGATCGAGAATGATGCCGAAGGAGGACAGGTCTTCATTCGGCGTGTTGTTGTTTTTTACTCTTCGTTTGCCCTTGCTCATATTTCATCCCTCAATCGAAAATCGGGTCCGTGGCCACAGGCGCCACAAAGACCTCGATAAATTGGGTTTCCTGTTTGTCGAACTCCGTTCGCTCACGCACCAGGGCCATGCAGCGCACCGCGTCGATGATGTGGTCGTTGCCCTTGCTGTAGGTAACGCGCCCGTTGCTCAGCGTGTATGTCTGAGTGGCGAACTGCTCTTCTAGCTGCCGATCCTCTGTTGCGAACGCGATGTCCCTGCGTTGCATCGAGCCGTTGATCAGGTCGGTCATGTATTCCTTGGTCCGCTTTTTGATCGGCCTTCCGGCGTCGTTAAAGCCGATGATGGTCGTGCCGCCAAAATCAAAGCCCCGGAGGCATTGCTTAAACTCCCGATCCTTGAACTTGTCCAGGCTCGTTAGCTCCTGCACCACGGCCAGGCCGTTGCCGCCGTTGTCGATGCCGATGCCGGTAAAATCGAAATAGATGTCCAGGACGTGGATCAGTTCCGAGAGCCAGGGGTACGGGATCTGCTCGCCGTGAACCCGCAGGATTTCCCACGCTACGCCGTCGTCATCCTCGTGAAAGACCACAAGCTCGGAAGGGTCGCTGGTGTACCCGGTGTCGATTCCCATCCAGAAAATGCCCTTACGCGGCGATAAGTTGAGCAGCATGTCGAAACGCTGGCGCACATCGTCGTCGCTGTCGCAGCCTTCAAGCTCCTCGGCGGTAATGGTCACCAGGCGAAAGCCGGATACGATCCTTCGGCATGTGTGAAGCGCCGTCATGACAAATGCGCCGTAGGACGGCTGGCCATGCTCGCCCGCCACTTCGTGTTGCCAGCCCGACGACTCCTTGCCGCCGTAAAATTCCAAAAGCTCCTCTTCGCGTTCGTCGTTCCA